ACTAGTGTTTCTGCACCTGCTCCATCCCAATTTTGTGTATCATTTGCCATTTCCACAGCAAATGCCATTACTTGGTTAGTGGAGTGTAAGTCGCCTCTAATAACGATAGTAGCATACTTACCAATGATTTCAACAACTGCTTGAATTGCTTCATTAGCACCAACTTCTGCGTTTGCTGCTGCACCAAAGTCAACTTCAAATAATGTTAAATCTTTATTTCCAGCATAATCAATTGTAGAAACGCTTGCGGCTGGTTTACGATTTTCTGCAACTAATACTGAGCTGCCGCCGCCAATAGTTGTTGTTAGTAAGTCTGCCATTATTTCGCTCCTTTATGTTCTTCTAGTGCTTGTAGCAATTGTTGCTTGATAGAAGCACGTAAATCTTCGCCTTCCTTAACACGCTGCATTGGATTGTCTCCACCTGCAACCTTAGGATGCGTTCCTTTCATTCTGTTCATACCACCTGAAGTTTTCTTAGTGATATAATCAATATCTCTTTCATCTTCATCAGGTTCGTTTGCGTATGCTTCTTCTTTGTCTTTTTTCTCCATGTCATGATCATCCATGTCATGGTCACCATCGTTATCTTTGTCAACAGTCTTATGAAGTTTTTCTTCGTCATCGTGATCCTTTTCATGACGGTCTAATTTTCCATCATCATCGTAATCACTGTCGTCACCTTCATCGCCCATTGCTTTGATAGCAATCATATCTTTTTCACCACCGGGCATATCATCATTGTCAGAATCAAAGTCTGGTAAAATTTTGTTAATAGGTTTAGGCATTGGAGGACCTTCAGGTGCATCCATTCCCATCGGTGGAATAATACTCATGGTTGGCATATCAGCCATTCCTGGTTTATCATCACCTTTCATTTTTGCAATAAGTGCCATTACATCATCAATTGCATCGCCTTGTGCATTAATATTAATGCTCATTGATGCTTTGTCTTTAGGTTCTGGTGATGGCATATTAGGCGCCATTGGCATACCACATTCTTCTGTGCTTTGCTCTACAGGCGCTTCAGTTTTAACTGTATCGATTTCCTGCATTTTGGCTAATAGTTCTTGAAAGTTCATATTAGTTACTCCCTACAGGACTCTTTACCCCTGCTTTATCTTGTTTTAATTTTGGTGTATCTTGATAAACATCTGCTTTTAGTTTATCATGACCCAGTTCTTTTTTTCTTTCCTTTGCTTCTTTAGAAAGTTCTTTTAAAAATCCTTTGTTGAAGTCGTCCCCAAAGTAGTCCTTGTGCTTTACTTTCTGCCCATCTTTGTATTGGTTATCATGTAATAATGCGCCTTCGTAGTCAGCATTATCACCAGCAGTAATTTGATCAATTTCTGTAGGACTTGCACTATTTCGTACTTTGTAGTATCCTGCTTGGCAACAACCCATTTCAAAAATTTCTTTTTCAATTTCAGTTGGAGTAAGTGGATATTCTGTCATGACATCAAATGTGTGTACTTCCATGTTTGTTAACTCTGGAAAATCATGTGGAACCTGTGAAACCGGAGTAGTTTTCATTTGTTCAAATTGCATAATACCACGATGATCTAATCTTGCTTTAAGATCATCAGCAAAACTCTCAGGTAAATCGCCCGCAATTTTAACCTTAAAACTGTAGGTTTTTTTACTTTCTGATAGATATTCTGTAAACGTCTTCATGTATGTATTTATTCCTTTTCGCTTAATTTCTTAATTAATTCGTTACGATCTAGCATTACATAGCCCTTTCCATCTAATACATCATTATCGTCCGGCGAATCCTTATCAATTTTTAATTTTTTTAATTGTAAATCAACGGCTTTTAATTTCTTATCCACTTTTGCTGTTTTTGCATCTATGGCATTTTTCAGCATGCTGCTCGCAACTTCAAATATTCTACCGCTGTATCTTACTTCAACATTCATACCCAAATCCATTAGATCATCATAGGCTTTTTCTGCCTTATCTGCTAGGCTGTCCAAATCCTTTTCCTCCATCGAATCCAATTCTTGGATTTTTGGAAGATTTCCGGTAATTTTATGGACTTCCTTATAACTATCCTCAAGGCTTTTAATCTGTTGTGGAGATACCTCAGTGGTTTCCACTTTTTCTACTGATTTTTCTTGTTCAGTATTTTCTTGATCTTCTAGATTAAATAGTTCTTCTAATTTCTTTGTCATACTATTACTTATCGTCTCTTTGAGCCGGTGTGAAAAATATCATCTTCGCTCACTATCCTAAACTTTAATTTTTTTTGTTTGCACCATGCACTGGCTGCTTCCCATTTTGCCATATTCTTGATATACTGTTCCTGATTATATCTGCTCTTGCCTACGTTTTCTCTCATGGTTTGATTTTTTGGTTTTACCTCAACAACTTCAGCATTCTTTCTACCATTCTTGTCCTGATAGACTATAAAAAAATCAGGAACATAAATTGTATACTTTCCTGTGAGTGGGTCTCTGTACGGAATCTGTATACTTTCACTTGCCCAGTTTTGTACTCCAGGATGTTCATCAAGCATTCTCATAAAAACAAATTCCCAACTACTTCTAGCAAGTGGTCTTTTAGTACCTACATACTTGCCAGGATTTTTCATTTCGAATCTTCCCTGTGCAAACTTAGGCATTATGGTACCACGTTACGTTGTTTTGTAATATCAGGAGTTTGTTGTCTATAACCAAGAGTAGATGTAGGAGGTCTGTTATTATTTAAAATTTCACTAACCAAACCGCTTATCTGTAACCCGCCAAGTTTTTTTAAATCGTCTAGTATAGTAAATATTTTTACGTTTTCTAATTTTGCTTGTTTGAGAATACTCATCGAAATACTTTGAGCTGCCTCTTGCGAAAATCCTCTGCTAGTAAAAAATCCTATCGTTGCATCTACTTCGGTAGCATTAAATTCTAACGGTGCTTCTCCATAGGTATCAAAAAATAATTTAGTCCTTGCAGCACTATCGTTAATTTGTCTTTCTGGTAAATTAGTAGACATTATGTTCCTCCACCTTGATTACCAACAAACGTTGAGCTGTTAGTTATATTGCTTGTTGATTTTTTTGGCGTTGCTTTTGTGACGCCATTGTTAGGATTGTTTTTACTGAACACTGCTCCTGCAACTCCGCTTATGGTATTAGCAACTGCTTGTGTTCCTGCAGGGCTAGTTAAAATATTTGTTGCTTCTGATATTAATCCTGATCTACTTAAACCTCTAGCACCTTTCATTGTATTTACTGCCGTAATTGCCGTGCTTAAGAATCCTTGACCAGAACTAAATGCCGTTCCGTCACCTATTGCTCCGAACACAGATTCGAGTCCATCCAATACACCACCTTCTCCTAGAAGATTTCCTGTTCCTCCACCGCCAATGGATAGTGGAGACGGAGCATTATCATAGTGCAGTGTTGCAAATCCTTTAGGATTTCCTTCAGAAACTGTACCAGCAGAATATTCTACTGCTTCGTATTCGAGTGTCATAGATGACTCTGCAGTTTCAGATGATGCGGAATAATCTCTGTTACCGTGTTCCCAAGAAGTAATCTTAGGATTCACTAGAGTGTAACCTATGAATCTTCTGCGTCCCATGGTATAAAGCGTAACCCTTCTAAAGAGAGGATCACTTATATTGTTATCAAGTCCATAACGAAATTTATTAAACACATCATTGCTAGGTCTATACATATCATTTTCTGGCAGATATGCTGCCGTTGTAGCAACGTGCCTATCCTGTATATAGTAACCATAATAGATTGCCCACAGAGCATTTACAACTCCTTGGTTATCATCATGGAAGGTAAAAGTTACAGGATCATAATTTATCATCTTGTATACTATTCTTTTTCTATTATATTGATTAAAAGTTTCGGTATCAAATTTAAATTTTGGTAGATCAGCAGTCTTAACCAACAAGCCTGTTTCTTCGGCATGTTTAAGAGTAAAACTTGCTGCTTTGTGGGCACTGGGGTCTAATTCAAATCTAACATAATAATTAAATTTTGTCTTAGGAGCAAGACGCATGTTATCATCGATGAACAGGCGTGTAGCATGAGTATAATTTGATACTCTACCTTTTGGATTGGTAAGTCCAGTAAATACATCAGTGAGAAATCTAGTAAATTTATTTGCCATACTAGTATTTAGCCATAAAAAAAGCCCGGAAAAAATCCGGGCTTTTTAATTTCAATACTAAAACTAGTATTAATCTTAAGTTGTACCAGCACCTGTAGTTGATCCGCCGTTGTTTCCTTCGGCAATAGTTCTTCCAACATTTGCACCAATACCAACGCCAACTCCTTGCTCACCAGCGCCCCATTGTGTCATATTATCAAATCTAATTGATAATGCAACCTGCATTGCTTCGTTAGTAGCATAGTTTGCTTCACCGTAGTCAACGTTAGTTAAGAAACAGCCATACATATTAGCAGTTTCTAGAACTTGTGCGCCACCTGGGCTGTTGCCGTTACCACCGTCAAGTACTTCAATTTTAGTAGTAAACTTATAATCAATACCTGATCTTGCAGAAGCCTGCTCAACAAAGTCGAACTGTTTCTGAACCTGCTGTCCAACAAGTTTTTGAACTTCACCACTAGCATCGTCACGTAAGTTAAGAGTTAGTGTTTCAAAGGTATACTTACCTGCTAGGTAAACCTTTGAGTTGTAAACGTCTAGCGTCATTTCTTCAAAACCAACTTTCGGTCTTGAAACATCAACTACCTGTTTAGTAAGTTCAGTTGCAGCACTTACTCCAAATCCTAATAAAGTAACGCGGAAGCGATACTTTAATTTAGGCATCAAGAGCACTTGGTTGCCTGCGTCTGTCGGAACTGAAAAGTTATTTAATGATGTAATAGGCATGTCTTATATCTCCCCTGTGTTCTTGACACGCAATGGAATGTATATGAACTCAATAGCCTTGACTGGCTCAATCGCAATATCTACGTATAGTTCGTTACGATCGATTCTAGCCGGAGTATTGTTTGTATCATCACAAACTACCGCGAAATCATAAATTGCTCTTAGACCCACTAGTTCGAGAAGTAAACTTTCAACTGCCTGTTTAACCTCATCTCTAGTAATCTTATCATTTGGTTCAAAGATATACGGACGAGCCAACTTTTGTAACTGGCTACGTAGGTATACTACCAAACGTGCCACGTTGATTCTATCTAGTGCAGAAGCATTTCTTGCTCTAGTCTTTTGACCGTAGTTGACCAATCCAACTCCATTAAAGAATGTTACTGGATTAATTTTTAGATCATACAACGTATCTCTTTGTCCTTCATTAAGTGCAACTGTTTGGAACTCGCCTGTCGCAGCATCAATGTATCCTACTGCTGTAGCATTTGAAATTCCCCCACGTCTTGTACCTGCTGGAGCAAACCATGGAAACGATACTTGATCGCTTAGTGCAATAGTTCTCATCATCATGTGTGAACTTGGAACAACTGCATTTGATCCGCCTAGGTCAGTTGTAAATCCATTTGGATAAAACGCTGCCAAGTACTCGTCGTATGTTACTAAACCTTCGTCACCGTTATCAGTAACTAGGCCAGCATTTGAACCCCAGTTAGTTAAAGTTGTAGCGTCTGCTGCCAATCTTAATGGTGTATCACCAATAACAAATGCTGTTAAGC